ACGTTGCGCTTCAACGCACCGATTGCACTTATCCACGACTCAGTGTTGTGCAGAGCAACTGACATGGGCATCCTGTCCACTTTGGTACGGGAGACCTACATGCACTTGTTTGCAGAGCACGACTACTTAACGGACTGGGCACAACAAATTGGAGCCAAGTCTGAACCACCAATCATTGACACGCTTGAACCTCAGTCAGTGATTGAATCCACCTACTTTTTCTGTTAATGGCACAAACTATCCACGTTACACAACAGCCTGTTGTCCTTGAAGGTTATCAAGCTGTGATGAAGCCGTCTAAATTTGGCTTTTCTCTTGCAGCTCTTGTTGACAGCAAGATGATTGAAATTTTGGAAGCTGATAGAATCGAGTCCTTGAAATGGGCAGAATCTAAACTGAAGAATCCTAAGCGCAGCACACTGAAGCCTGAGCCCTGGGAGGAAGTAGCAACCAATCAATACAAGGTCAAGTTTAGTTGGAACGAAGAAACTTGCCCGCCAATCGTAGATACGGAAGGAACACCTATTACTGATGTCAACACCCCTATCTACAGTGGCTCTAAAGTAAAACTTGCTTTCCGTCAGAAACCGTACATCCTGCGAGACGGGGTTACATACGGTACAAGTTTGAAGCTTGTAGGGGTGCAGGTTGTTACTCTTAATGGTTCTGCTGGTGTTGATACTGGTGATCTAGATCAAACGGAAGTAGCTGCTTTGTTTGGCCAAACCAAAGGGTACAAGTCCAACGATCCCAATGTGACTCCTGCTCCTGCAGCTGAGGAGACTGACGAAGACTTCTGATGTATCGCTCAGGCTTAGAAGAGAAGGTCGCTGATCTTCTCTCTAGCTTGAAGGTAAAGTTTGAATATGAATCGACGAAAGTTCCATACATTCTCCAATGCAATTACACCCCAGACTTTCTTTTACCAAATGGTATTTACTTAGAAGTAAAAGGAAGGCTGACGACTGAGGATCGAAGAAAGATGCTCGCAGTCAAGAAAAGTAATTCAGAGTTAGATATTCGCTTTGTCTTTCAAGCACCATTTAACAAGCTGTACAAAGGCAGCAAATCCACATACGCCAAGTGGGCCGACAAACATGGTTTTCCTTGGTGTACCTACCACTCTATACCAATCGAATGGCTGACCTAAAACAATCGTACGGAACACCTCAATTCTACGCTGATATGTTCAGTGACTGCCTTGCAGATGCTGACGGTAAAGATCCTATGTATGGAGATAATATTATTAAAGGCTTTCTGATTGCATTAGATGATTGGTTGAACTATCACAAAGAGCAGGTTGATGAGTACGAACGACTCAAACAGCGAGTTCGTAAGACACTTGCCATGTGAAAACTGTGGGTCATCGGATGGCAATGCGTTGTATTCCGATGGCCACACTTTTTGTTTTGTATGTCATCACCGTACTGATAGTAACGGCACAAATCACAATCACAACAACATGTCACCCCATGTACAACTCAAAGGGACCGCCCAACGTCTTCCCAAAAGAAACATTTCAGAAAAGGTTTGTGAGAAGTACAAAATCTACAGAGATGGAACTGTCTTACGCTTCCATTATTTCAGCGAGTCTGGAATACTTCAAGGCTGCAAAATAAAAACCAAAGACAAGACATTTCGGTATGAAGGACAAACCACAGATGCCCTCTTTGGACAACATTTGTTTCCAACCTCTGGAAGACGAGTCGTTATCACTGAAGGAGAACTCGATGCGGCTTCATGTTGTGAAGCTATGCCGGGGTGGCCGATGGTCTCTATACCTAGCGGTGCCGCAGCGGCCAAGAAGTCGATTCAACGGGCTCTCCCCTGGCTCCAGGGTTATGAGGAGATTGTCTTGTTCTTCGACAATGACGAGGCAGGCCGTAAGGCAACGGAGGAGGCAGCAAGCGTATTGCCACCTGGCAAATGCACGATTGCATCACTCCAAGGTGATTACAAAGATGCGTCTGACGCCCTCATTGCCAATGACTCTCAAGCGATTCGTGAGGCTATTTGGAATGCAAAACCTTACCGTCCAGATGGGATCGTTGATGGGAAATCGCTCTTAGAACTTGTAACCACACCTACACCACCCTCTGATCATGATTACCCATTTAGCGGACTCCAAAGAAAACTTCATGGTATCCGATACGGAGAACTTGTCACAATTACTGCAGGATCTGGTATTGGGAAATCATCTTTCTGCAGGGAGCTTGCGACTTCTCTTCTTCAAGGAGGAGAACGGGTCGGTTATCTGGCTCTTGAGGAATCAAACCGTAGAACTGCTTTGGGACTGATGTCCTCAGCAGTCGGTAAATCATTACACCTTGGAGAACATGACCGATCTACTCTCACCCAAGCGTATCAGGATACTCTTGCTAACTGGAATCTCTTTCTTTTCGACGGCTTTGGTTCTTATGATCCTGATCTTATCTACAACCGAATTGAGTACCTGGCAGCAGGTCTTGATGCACGGGTCATCTTTTTAGACCACCTCTCAATCCTTCTTAGTGGGCTTGATGGTGATGAACGTCGAATGATCGACACCACCATGACCAAGCTTCGCTCATTAGTTGAGCGGACAGGTGTGGCAATGTTTCTTGTATCGCACCTACGTCGAACATCTAATGACAAAAATCACGAAGAGGGGGCTCGTGTCACTTTGGGGCAGCTCAGGGGAAGCGCAGCTATTGCTCAACTCTCTGACGGAGTTATCGCGCTTGAAAGAGATCAACAGGCCACATCTGGAGGAAGTGATACGACAGTGCGAGTCCTTAAAAATCGCTATTCAGGCGAAGTTGGCATCGCGTGCCAACTGACATACGACTTGTCCACATGTAAATTCAATGAAACTGAAGCAGAAGAAGAGTTCGACGCTACCACCGACTTCTAACGGTGAACGTTACTTACATCTACCTACAGGAAAAATACTGCAAGCTCCTAAACCACCTACACCTGAGGCTGTAGCAAAAGCACAATTCGTAGACAAGACCTATGTATGGTCTCCGAAATGAATCTTGTGTTTGATATTGAAACCGACGGACTTTACCATGATGTTACCTGCATCCACTGCATTGCAGTCACCGATCTCAACAGTGGTGAGAGTTATGTCTTTAATGATAATGGATCTAAACAGCCCATATCAAAAGGCATACAACTTCTTGAGGATGCTGATTGCATCATAGGCCACAACATAGTTCGCTATGACATTCCAGTCATTAAAAAGCTTTACCCTTGGTTTGATTCAAAAATCAAGGCAATAGACACATTGATTTTGTCTCGGTGCTATCACCCTGACATGCTTGCCTTCGACAAAGAAAACAAATGGGCACACATGCCCTTGCAACTCCACGGACGACACTCCTTGGAAGCATACGGTTACCGTCTAGGTGAGTACAAAGGTCAGTTTGGTAAAACAACGGATTGGAAAGAATGGTCTCAGGAGATGCAGGACTACATGATTCAAGACGTAAAGGTAACAGAGAAACTATGGAAACACTTTGTCCCATACCTGAATGGATCTCACTAGAGCATAGGGTTGCACAAATCCTTTCCGACCAAGAAATCTATGGCTGGTACTTTGACGAAGAAGCAGCGCATCGCCTTGAATCTACTTTGCGCTGCGAATTGGAGAACCTTACAAGATCTCTACGAGACAGACATCCTTTCGTTGCAGGAGCGGAATTTACTCCTAAGCGGGATAACAGCAGCTCTGGCTATGTTGAGGGATGTACCTTCACACGTCTGAAGGATTTTAACCCGTCAAGTAGGGACCACATTGCGTGGGTCATGCAGACTTTCTATAAGTGGGTGCCTACTGAGTTCACAGAAAAGGGAAAACCAAGCATTGATGAAGTAGTTCTACATGACATTGGTACGCCAATGGCATTGGAGTTCTACCGATGTTTGGATCTTACTAAAAAGTTAGGGATGCTCACGGAAGGAGTCAACGCCTGGCTGAAGTTAGTACGAAACAATCGAATACATCACAACTGTGAAACTGCTACCAACACCTTTCGATGTGCTCATCGAAAACCAAATCTAGCTCAAGTGCCAAGCGAGGCTGAGTTCAGGAAACTCTTCTGTGCTAGCCCCGGTATGTGCATGGTAGGTGCTGACCTTGCAGGTATTGAACTGCGTATGCTGGCTCATTACTTAGCAAGATACGACAAAGGACGATATGCAGATGTACTTCTTAACGGTGACATTCACCAGGAGAATGCTGACAAGATAGGCATCAGTCGTCGATTAGTTAAGACGGTTACCTACGCCTTTCTCTACGGAGCAGGTAATCAAAAAATCGGACTTTCATATGACCCTCAGTTATCCACAACCGCTGCGAGTAAAAAGGGTAAGGAGATACGTAAGGCATACATGGATGCAATTCCAGGATTGCAGGAATTGGTTGAGGCGGTTAAGCGTAAGGCGGAAAGGAAAGGTGCGATCAGTGCTATTGACGGTCGCCGCATTGCTTGTGATGGCTCTCACAAAGCTCTGAACTATTTACTTCAGGGCTCAGCCGCAGTCATTGCAAAACGTTGGATGCTTCTCACCCATGAGTGCATCATTCGTTGTGACATACAAGCTCATCAGTTGGCGTTCATCCACGATGAACTTCAGCTTGAATGTAAAGAAGAGAATGCGGAAGAACTTAAGTTCAGTTTATTGTGGGCAGCTCAGTCTGCTGGAGAATTTTACAACCTTAGGATTCCTATCGCAGCCGAGGCAAAGCAAGGAACAAATTGGAACGAAGTCCACTAAAGTATGTAAGGCATGTAAGGCAAGACTACCAATAGAGGACTTTCCATATTTTTCAACTTCAAAAGCTGGAAGAAAAAACACTTGTAAAAGTTGTACTAAAAAATTATCAGAGATTAGAAAACAACTCAAAGAACAGAATCCACCACCACCACCTGGGCCATGTCCAATATGTCATGAACATACAGAAAACTGGGTGTTAGATCATTGCCACACATCAAACGAATTCAGGGGGTACATTTGCGACCACTGCAACCTAGGACTTGGAAAGTTTAGGGATGACCCTGAAATACTGAAGTCTGCAATAGACTACTTGTCCACTACAGCATATGCCACCCAAAGCAAAATCTAGATCACAACTAGCTCTGAAGGTATTTCAATCGAGAGCACGTTTCAAACATACAAGGCAAGGTAATGGTCAGCGCAGTCTGCCCTCGCACGGGCGCAAACTTAGGCGAGGACAAGGTAAGTGAGCATATTGATTGATGCAGACTTTATTGTCTATAAGTGCTGTGCCGCAAACGAAACAGAAATTGACTGGGGTGATGACATCATCGTTGTCACCAGCCGATTCAGTGAGGCCTATGAAATGGTCGAACGGGAACTATACCGGATTGCCTGTGACCTTGGATGGTTTGATGACAGTGTTCTGTTTTTTTCTGATACTGTCAACTTTCGCAAATCTATTGATCCAGAATATAAAGGACATCGCAATCGTAAGAAACCGTGCGGCTATCGACGAGTCATTAACAAACTCAAAGAAGAATACGAAGTCGTTGTCATGCCGACTTTAGAAGCTGATGATGCGATTGGAATATATGCCACTAAAAATGAAGGACATATTATTTGTAGTCCTGATAAGGATATGCGTCAGATACCGGGTAAGTTGTACGACTTAAGTGAGGGTGTAGTAAATATAACAAAAGAAGATGGTGATAGATGGCACATGATACAAACTATGGCAGGAGATCAAACCGATGGATACGCCGGAATTCCTGGTATTGGTATCAAGAAAGCAGCTGCTTTACTTGATGAACATGGAGCAAGATGGGAAACCGTCCTTACTGCATTTGCTGAGAAAGATCTTTCGGAAGAGGTCGCTATCAAAAATGCAAGACTTGCAAAGATCTTACAAAATGATGACTACGACTTCGCCAAGCAACAACCCATTCTTTGGACCCCCGCTACCTGTACTTGATCTAAAAGTAGAACAACAATTTAAGCTACGTCAGATCGAAGATGCACTGCGTAATCCTGACACAAAGAAAGAAGATATCATTACGATCTTCATGGCACTTCAACGCCAGTGCTTTGTGCTTGGAAACAACATGACCAACTTACTGATGAAATGGCCACTACCAACTCCACAGGTCCAACCTACTACCGACGTGGATCCATCCAAGTTTGGGACTTCATACGGGATCAAGGGCTAAGTTTTCACTTAGGAAACGCAATCAAATACATATGTCGTGCGGGATATAAAGACAGCCGCATCTCAGATCTTCGCAAAGCAATCCACTATTTACAGAATGAGCTTGAATACGAAATCTTTCATCAGCGACCAAGCAAAGGAGTTCAGGAAAAGTTTCCAGGTCAACAACAGTACGAAGCCAGCTTCACGGACTGGGCAGAAGAATTTGATCGTTGAGGAATTCAAAGAGTTTCTAGAAGCTGATCAACAACTGCTTCTTGACTATAAGCGTAACTCCAGTGAATGTTTAAAAGAACTAGCAGATGTTGTATATGTCTGCTACCAATATGCAGAAAACTTGGGATGGGATTTGGATGAAGCCCTAAACCGTGTTCATCAAAGCAACATGACCAAGCTTGGTAAGAATGGCCAACCAATCCTGCGTGAAGATGGAAAGGTTTTGAAAGGCCCAAATTATCAACCCCCTGTACTTACTGACCTCGTTTAATAATGTCCACCCCTCACAAAGAACTAATCGCCCGTACTGGGCGTGTGCAATCTTGGATTGACGATCCCACCTCCCGCCTACCTGTCTCCTGCACAGTCTTTGTAGTGGAGGATGAAATGGAAGGACCAAATGGTATCGAAGCATCCTGGCGTTTTGTTTCCCACGCTCTCCGCTACGGAGCTGGCGTGGCTGTCCATCTATCCAAGCTCCGACCTAAAGGAGATGAGAATGGCAAGGGACTTGTGGCTAGCGGCCCAGTATCCTTTGCAAAGATCTACTCCAGCCTCAACGAAATCCTAAGGCGAGGAGGAATTTATAAGAATGGAGCCGTGGTTGCTCATCTTGATCTTAGTCATCCCGACGTGCTGGAATTTATTACTGCTAGTCGGTCTGATCTACCTTGGATCAAACGTTGCGTCAATATTAACCAGTATTGGTGGGATAACACCACACAAGAAACTAAAGATGCTTTGCTTCAAGGCATACGGCAAGGTGATATCTGGCTCAACAAAACAAAAGTAGATAGAAATGGTAATCGTATCCGAGGAAACGTTTGCTTGGAGGTGTACCTGCCATCACGGGGAACCTGTTTACTGCAACATGTCAACCTCGGTCAATGCGAACTCAATGACATTCACAGTGCATTCGTCAACGGAATGTCAGAGTTGTGCGCCCTTCATGCAAAAACAGATGTTGACTCTACAGGAGAGTATCTCTCTCCGCAGACAGATCGCCAAGTCGGTCTCGGAATGCTTGGACTGGCCAACCTGCTCCGTCACTACGGTGTGACGTACAAAGAGTTTGGCAAGGCACTTGAACAAGTCAACTCTAAGCAATACTATGAGCACACTCCTGCAACTATCCTTGCTAAGGAATTACAAGGTGGTATCTATGCAGCTGCAGCGGTTGCTCGCTACAGCAAAATGGAGCGGGCTTTTGCGATTGCACCTACTGCTTCATGCAGTTACAGATACACTGATCTAGATGGGTACACCACCTGTCCTGAGATCGCTCCTCCAATCTCTCGTCAGGTAGATCGTGACTCTGGAACCTTTGGTGTTCAGAGCTATAACTACGGCGACGTAGAGATCGCCAGTGATGTTGGCTGGGAGGATTACAAGAAAGTGGCTGATGGCATTGTACGGATGCTTGATGTTACGGGACTTCTTCACGGTTACAGCTTCAATAGTTGGTCTGATGTGATCACCTATGACGAGGCGTTTATTGAAGAGTGGCTGCAATCCCCGCAGACCTCCCTTTATTACTCGCTCCAAGTTATGAGTGATACTCAAGACAAGACCAGCGCCTATGCCGCTCTGGATGAGTCTGAGGTGGATGATTACTTGGAGTCAATTCTTTATGACAGGGATGATGACCCTGCACCTCAATGTAACTGTGGCGAATGAACCCTTATCAAAAACTACTTTCTCGGAAAAGAACTTGGACTCCAGTACAAACAACTGCTGGTAAATTAGCTGATGGTGCTCAAGAAACAATCTATCGAGCCCTTGCCATGCGTCATATGGAGCTTCCCGTTGGAGACTTCATCGAGGCTTCTCTTGGTGAGGTTCCAGCACTATCAGCAGATCTACTTCGATCAAATATCAAAGACGAAGTGAACCACGACCTGGCTCTTGGTTACATCACCAATGCTATTGGTGTTGACCCAGTTGCTGAAGAAGAAGCTAAGCGGCTTCGCTCTGCGTGGGAAGCTCATCCAGATCACACAATCCTAAAAGCGTTAGTTGCAGAACGTGCAATTTTCTTTGTACTGCTGCCATTCTTTCGCTTTAATGGTGATGCTGGACTACGCACTGTAAGTGCAGATATTAGTAGAGACGAGCAAGTACATGTTGCAACGAATAGCCTGGTGGCTCGTGAGCTTGATCTCCATTGGAGTCCTTCTTTGGATAAGCTCAGGAAAGCAACCATAAATTGGGTGATGCAACCCCTGTCCGGGGCAGAACCCAACAAGTATCTAAATAAAAAATTTTGGCTGGATGCAAGTGATCGCTTGATGTACGAAGGCAAGGCACCTGAACTTGTTGAGACCAAGCGGGCACGTATGCCTGCCTTTTTTGAACATGCAAATCCAAACCTCCCACAGTACGCTTAACTTAATCGTAACTGTAGAATCTCTTCTAGCAGAACTGGAAGAGTTGTATCCACCATACACCCCAACACCAGACACATCATTGCCACAAATCTTTTATAGATCTGGTCAACGTAGTGTTGTGGACTGGATTAAAACACGTCTTAATGAGGACAACTAATTATGTGTAGTGGTCAAAGACAACACCACAGAAATGAAGAAGCAAAGCGTGAAGCTAATAGACAGGCTGTAGCGTTTGAAAATGCTTTGAAAGAAAGAGAAAAAGCAAATATGGCAATAGTTGAATCTCTGAAACCTAAGTACACTCCACCTCCGGCCAGTTCTGGCGCATCAATGATGGATAAGCAAGGTGTTCAAAGGAAACGTACCCGTAAGTCAAGTGTTATTGATGCTAGCAAGGGGGTTGCATCCTTGCGTATTCCACTAAACACTGGTGGTTCTAGTGGCTATGGTCCCAACATGGGTTAAATAAATGACAGCAAGAAGTCGGTACGATCACCTTTCAACATACCGTTCCCAGTTTCTTGACATTGCTGTTCAATGCTCTGAGCTTACTCTTCCGTATCTCATCCAACGTGATGAGAACCGGGTAACCCATCAAACACTACGACAACCGTGGCAATCCGTAGGAGCTAAAGCGGTCGTAACGCTTGCGGCCAAGCTTATGTTGAGCTTGCTGCCTCCACAAACGACATTCTTTAAGCTGCAGGTTCGTGATGACAAGCTAGGTACTGAGCTGCCTGCACAAGTCAGATCTGAGCTGGATCTAAGTTTTGCCAAAATGGAGAGAATGGTGATGGATTCGATTGCTGCATCCAGTGATCGAGTTACTGTTCATCAAGCTCTCAAACATCTTGTCGTAGGTGGCAATGCTCTTATCTTTATGAGCAAGGATGGATTGAAGCATTATCCATTGAATCGCTTCGTTGTTGAACGAGACGGAAACGGCCAAGTAATTGAGATCGTAACCAAAGAACTTATTAGCAAGAAACTACTACCGCAAGAATTGGTTAGTAGTAAAATTCCTAATCAAGTTAATAGCAATGGTGTCTCCTTAAATGGAGATGACCTAGAAGTGTATACTCACGTCCGACTTGATAACAACCGTTGGATCTGGCACCAGGAGGTGAACGATAAGAAGCTTCCTGGTTCTGAAAGCAAAGCTCCAAAGGATGCATCCCCCTGGCTCGTCTTGAGATTCAATTCGTGCGATGGTGAGAATTACGGAAGGGGCCGCGTTGAGGAGTTCCTTGGTGATATGAAGTCTCTTAATGCACTGTGTCAGGCCCTCACAGAAGGCTCTGCAGCAGCCGCTAAAGTGGTCTTCGTGGTATCACCCTCAAGTACTACTAAACCGCAGACGCTGGCCCAAGCAGGCAACGGTGCAATCGTTCAAGGTAGGCCTGAAGATATTGGAGTAGTTCAAGTTGGTAAGACTGCTGATTTCAGTACAGCTGCCAACATGATTGCAACTCTTGAGCGTCGCATCTCTGAAGCGTTCCTTGTACTGAGTGTACGCCAAAGCGAGCGCACTACAGCCGAAGAGGTCCGCCTCACTCAACTTGAACTTGAACAACAACTTGGTGGATTATTCTCCCTACTGACTGTCGAGTTTCTAATACCTTACCTTAACCGAAAGCTACTTGTTCTGCAACGTAGCGGTGAGCTTCCACGTATCCCTAAAGAGATTGTGCGACCAACCATTGTGGCTGGTATCAACGCTCTTGGTAGGGGACAAGATCGTGAAGCCCTTACAACATTTATGGCAATGATTGCCCAAACACTTGGTCCTGACAATCTAATGCGTTACATCAATCCTGATGAAGCGATTAAACGTCTGGCTGCAGCTCAAGGTATTGATGTGTTGAACCTTGTGAAGTCAATGGATCAACAGCAGCAAGAACAGCAACGAGCAATGCAACAACAATCTCAAATGCTTCTTACTAAGCAAGCAGGCCAGATGCTACAAGCACCGATTGCTGACCCCTCTAAGAATCCTAATGCCGAGGAAATGCTTGGCAATGTTGTTGGGGGGCTGACTGACCAAGAAGAACAACCACCACAGTAATGTATGTCTGAAACCCTAACTTATGACCCAACTCCACCCGCAGAGGTAATTGCTTCTCAGGAAGCTGACATGGCAGAATCTCTTGCGCTTGGGGAAGAGTTGATGGCACAGCAGGAAGGTCTGCTGGCTGGTAAATACAAAAACGCACAAGAACTTGAACAGGCCTACGTCGAGCTACAACGCAAGCTAGGCAGTAAGGAAGATGACTCTGAATATGAGGAGACTGATGAAGGTTACTCTGAGGATGAACAAGTAGAGGAGGAGTCACAAGAGGAGTCGGATGACCCGACCATTGACTTCCTTTATGATGTTGATCAAGAGTACCAAACAAACGGAGAACTCAGCGAAGAAACCTTAGAGAGGTTTTCGCAGATGTCCTCTCGTGAATTGGTTGACGCATACTTCCGCTACCAACAACAAGTTGGACCTCAGCAACAATCACAAGGTGTTGAGTTGTCTTCTGGTGAAATCAATGCAATCAAGAATTCTGTAGGCGGCGAAGCAGCTTATCAACAACTGACAGGCTGGGCAGCAGAAAACTTTACTCCTGCAGAAGTACAAGCTTTTGATTCTGTTGTGGAGTCAGGTAATACTGCAGCTATCAACCTTGCTCTGCAAGCACTTTACTATCGATACACTGACGCTATGGGCTACGAAGGTGAAACACTACAGGGTAAACCCGCACGTTCTATGGACACCTTCCGTAGTCAAGCTGAACTTGTTCGTGCAATGAGTGACCCTAGATATGACAATGATCCTGCATATCGACAAGATGTGATGGATCGACTTGATCGATCTGACCTCAACTTCTAATGACTAAAAATATTTGGGCAAAAGAGCCAACAATTTATATGGATCCTAATTACTACGAATCACATAATGAACGTGCTGAACTGCTCAACGGTCGGCTTGCAATGCTTGGCTTTGTAGCAGCAGTAGGTGCATATCTTGTTACTGGTCAAATTATCCCAGGAGTACTTTAATGTGCTGTAGCAACAAAAAAGGCCATAAGCACAATGGCAACAAAAAGAAGTAATGTTAGTCTAAAGATTGGCGTACACAAATCACGTACTGGTGGCTTAACAGCTGCTGGCCGTGCAAAATACAATCGTGAGACAGGTTCCAATCTCAAGGCGCCGCAACCTGAAGGTGGGCCACGCAAACGATCATTCTGTGCTCGTATGTCTGGTAACCCAGGTCCAATGAAAGATGAGAAAGGAAGACCTACACGAAAAGCATTAGCCCTTCGTAAATGGAAATGTTAAATGACTAAGCCTGGCCTTTATGCGAACATTCACGCTAAGCGTAAGCGTATCGCACAAGGAAGTGGAGAGACGATGCGTAAGCCTGGGACTGCAGGCGCTCCAACTTCCAAGCAATTTAAACAAGCAGCTAAGACTGCAAAGAAAAAATAACGGAGTTAATCATGCCTAATGTTGGTGGTAAAAAGTTTCCTTACACTCCTGCTGGTAAAGCAGCCGCTAAGAAGGAAGCAGCTAAAAGTGGCAAACCAGTAAAGATGAAGCCCTCAGTTAAAAAAGGGTATTGACAGATAGAGGCATGGCTCCTAGCGAGTAGTGCTGTGCCTCTTACCGAGTAGATAGTCATATAAAAGTTCTTTGCTAATTAATTATGATTCCTATCCTAACTACTCTGTCGGTGATCTCCAGTTGGTACGGTCCTGGTTTCCACGGAAACCTAACTGCCAATGGTGAACGATATAATCAAAACGGCCTTACTGCAGCGCACAAGACACTCCCATTTGGATCAAGACTAAAAGTCTGTTACAAGCGGTGTGCCGTTGTTCGGGTCAATGATCGTGGTCCCTACATTACTGGTAGGGGTGTAGATCTCAGTAAAGGTGCGGCTGATGCAATCGGTCTCACTAACTCTGGAGTTGGAAGGGTTCAAGTAACTCGTCTTAACTAACTTCAACAATGACTGCAACTATCGCAGTACAACGCTCTCAGACTACATGGGAGCGTTTTTGTAGCTGGGTCACCAGCACTGATAAGCGTCTTTATGTTGGTTGGTTTGGGACACTGATGATTCCGTGTCTCATTGCAGCCACTGCTTGCTTCATTCTTGCATTTGTTGCCGCTCCCCCCGTCGACATCGACGGCATCCGTGAGCCGGTATCTGGAAGTCTTCTTTATGGAAACAACATCATATCAGGAGCCGTCATTCCAAGCAGCAATGCCATCGGACTACACCTCTACCCAATTTGGGAAGCTAATTCACTTGATGAATGGCTCTACAACGGGGGGCCGTATCAGCTCACCGTCTTCCACTTTCTCATTGGTATCTATGCTTACCTGGGACGAGAGTGGGAACTTAGCTATCGATTAGGAATGAGGCCTTGGATCTTTGTCGCATATTCAGCTCCGGTTGCAGCCGCAACGGCTGTATTCCTTGTCTATCCATTCGGTCAAGGTAGCTTCTCGGATGGTATGCCTCTCGGTATATCTGGTACGTTCAACTTTATGTTGGTCTTCCAAGCCGAGCATAACATTCTCATGCACCCGTTTCACATGCTTGGTGTTGCTGGCGTTTTCGGTGGGGCACTCTTTAGTGCAATGCACGGTTCACTTGTCACGTCCTCGCTTATTCGTGAGACGACTGAAGAAATTTCTCAAAACCGTGGTTACAAGTTTGGACAGGAAGAAGAGACTTATAACATTGTCGCTGCTCACGGCTATTTTGGTAGGCTTATCTTCCAGTACGCTTCCTTTAATAACAGCCGTAGTCTTCACTTCTTTCTCGCTGCTTGGCCTGTGGTCGGCATTTGGCTTACTTCACTTGGAGTAAGTACAATGGCGTTCAACCTGAACGGCTTCAACTTCAACCAGTCGATCCTGGATTCCCAGGGTCGTGTGCTGAACACCTGGGCCGACGTGCTGAACCGCGCTGGTCTGGGCATGGAAGTGATGCACGAGCGCAACGCTCACAACTTCCCGCTGGACCTGGCCACTCATACAGCTCCAGTTATCGGTTGATCAAACAACTCAGTAGTTAAATAGAAGAACGCTAGGCACATAGCCTAGAGATGTGAGGTGCAACTCCTCACCTGAGTCTTGGCTATTGGCCCGTACGCGGATACCCTTTAGCCGTCATGACGGTCTGGAGAGACAGACAACAATAAAGCAACAAAATTTTCCAAGCTTGGAGAGAACGTAAAACTATTTGTTTCTCTCAAAACAATGGCTCATCAATCTGCTACTAACCCCGCACAGGTTACGTTTGGCGGTTCTAACAACCTTGCCAGCGACAATCGTGCTCTGTACCTGAAGCTTTTTTCAGGTGAAATGTTCAAAGGCTTCCAACGGGATGCCATTGCTCGTGACTTGGTGATGAAGCGCACCCTCAAGGGTGGCAAGAGTCTCCAATTCATTTACACGGGACGCACCACTGCTGAGTACCACACTCCTGGTAACAGCATCCTCGGTAACACCGACAAGACTCCTCCGGTGGCTGAAAAGACCATCACTTGTGACGACCTTCTGATTAGCTCTGCTTTTGTGTATGAGCTGGATGAAGTGCTGGCTCATTACGATCTGCGTGGTGAAATCAGCCGCAAGATTGGTTATGCCCTCGCTGAGAAGTATGACCGCCTGATCTTCCGTGCTATCGCTAAAGGTGCTCGTCAAGCTAGCCCTGTAACTGCCGCTAGCTTTGTGGAGCCTGGTGGTACTCAGATCCGTGTTGGCTCTACTGTTAACCAGTCTGATGCTTTTAACCCCACTGCCCTTATCGATGCGTTCTACGACGCTGCTGCAGCCCTTGATGAAAAGGGTGTGAGTTCCGATGGGCGTGTGGCTGTCCTTAACCCCCGTCAGTACTACGAGCTGATCCAGCAAGTCGGTACAAACGGTCTGGTGAATCGTGATGTCCAAGGCACTGCTCTGCAGTCTGGCCAAGGCATTATTGAGATTGCCGGCATTAAGATCTACAAGTCGATGAACATTCCGTTCCTCGGCAAGTACGGTACTGCCTATGGCGGCACCACTGGTGTGACCGCTCCTCAAAACACTGGTTCCTTTGTGAACCCGTCGATTGAAGCCGCTACAGCTGTTGCATCGGGTAGCTTCGGTCCTCAGCAGAACTATGGCGCAGCTGCTGCGTTTGACGCAAGCTGTGGCCTGATCTTCCAACGTGAAGCTGCTGGTGTGGTCGAGGCCATTGGCCCTCAGGTTCAAGTCACCAGCGGTGACGCTTCCATCCTGTATCAAGGTGACGTGATTGTGGGTCGCCTGGCTATGGGTGCTGATTACCTGAATCCGTCTGCTTGTGTGGAGCTGTTTGCTGGTACGGCAACTGCCCCCACCGCATTCTCCTGATTCTTGTATCAATACGGGGACTCTTCGGAGTCCCTTTTTTTTATTTACCTCTTAGATAGAGATGCCTGCTACTTATGCTGTGTCCACCGAACTGGATGCTGTCAATCAAATACTGACCTCTGTAGGACAGGCCCCTGTCACTACGCTAGATCTTCAAAACCCCGAAGTCTCTATTGCACTGACAACTCTTCGGGAGGTTAACAAACAAGTCCAAGCAGAAGGCTGGATCTTCAATACAGAACGGGGGTATGAATTAACTCCAGACAATGTTACGAACAACATTGCATATCCTGAAAATACACTTTCAATCGATATAAATACTGATAAGTACGGTGCTTCGTATGACACTGTGCGACGTGATGGTAAGTTGTACGACAGACTGAATCATACATTTGAGTGGGATCATTCTGTCTTGTGTGATATTACCTGGCTGTTCCCTTTTATCGATGTGCCACCTGCGATCCAAAACTACATTACTGCAAGAGCTGCTCGGCTTGTGTCAGTCAAACTTGTTGGAGATAAGGAAATTTATACCCTACTTCAGGAACAAGAACTGCAAACAAGAGCAGTGGCTTTGGAGTATGAATGTAATCAAGGAGATTACAGCATCTTTGGGTGGAGGGATGGTCAAGACAATTTCAATAGTTATCAACCTTATAAAGCACTTATTCGATGAGTACTGTTACCCAACGGATACCCAACTTCCTTGGTGGTATCTCTCAGCAAGCTGACTATCTTAAATATCCAGGCCAACTGGTAGATAGCATCAACACCTATCCTGATTATGCATTAGGTCTATTGAAGCGTCCTGGTGGAAACTTTGAAGCTGAGCTATACCAAGCAACCACAGCTGGACGTTGGTTTTCTATCCTTAGGGATGACAACGAAAAGTATGTAGCTCAATATGCTGACAACAAGTTTCGTGTATGGAGTTTGATTGATGGCTCACCACGAGCTGTTGATATGCATACAAACACAGGCGTGCCCGGTACATGTGTTATAGCTACATTACAAACAAAGCTGACCGAATACAACACTGCTGTAGCACTTACAAAGACAAGAACAACAGAGCTAAATACGGCACAGTCTAATTACGCACAAGCATTGGCCGGACAGGCTACAACGCAAGTATTACTGTTTAGCATAGATACTGATTATGATGAAGAATACGATCAATCAGTAGTATCAGGTGTTATTCAAAACACTGTTACTAATCAGTATTTTATCAAATCAAACAATGCCATACTTGGTTCAGGCACGGGAGTAATTACATATCCAGCAGGATTTAGCCAAGGCACTGAACGTACGGATGAGTACCCGATTCTTGAGCGCCAGAACTTTAGAATCTATGAGCTTGTACAAACCGTAGCGGCAACACACACTGCAGGTCAACTGTCAACAGCATTGAGCGCGATGACGACCGCTCAGACAAACTACAATAATGCTGTTAGTGATCAGGCTGCAAAAACTTCAGCTTACAACACACAGGTCAGCAACTGTAATATTACAACAGTTCCAGCGAACGCTTATCTTTCTGGTGCCACAGCTGATGATATTCAGCTACTGACGCTAAACGATTATACGTTTGTATTGAATAAGGCTAAGGTGCCTGCTATGACAGCAGCTACGGTTGCTGCGTTACCACATCAGGCCTTTGTGGTTATTAGTATTGTAGCCTACAATGCTAATTATACTGTAACACTAAACGGAACTAACTTTACAAAAACAACTCCACCTGATGTAACTGGAGGAGTAAATGATGCAGGAACTATTGCTACTGCACTTGCAACTCTAATTAATGGGTCTGGCGGTTTTAGTGCTACTGCTGTTGGGCCAGGTATTTACATATCGCATAGTTCAGCGTTTACAGTAACGACCAGAGGGTCAGCTGCAGAAGAAGGACTTTATGTGTTTCAGGATAAGATTACACTTGCAGGCAAACTACCTCTGCAATGTCGGAATGGGTACAAAGTTAAGGTTGTCAATACGACAGATGTCGATGTAGATGACATGTGGGTTGTATTTACAACCACCAATAACCAACTGCTTGGTCCTGGTGTTTGGGAGGAAACAAACTGTCCTGGCATCACCTTCCAGCTAGATCCACTGACAATGCCACACCAGCTTGTAAGGCAAGCAAACGGCTCGTTTAGGTACGAGCCAGTAACTTGGGAGGATCGTGAGGTTGGTGATGACAATACTAACCCGCTTCCAAGCTTTATTGGTAACCCGATTACTAACCTATTTTTCTATAGGAACCGGTTAGGCTTTCTATCTGATGAACACGTTATTCTGAGTAGAGCCGGGGATTACTTTAATTTCTTTGCTACAACAGCACAGACAGTTACTGATGATGACCCGATTGATATTACCGCTACTTCGACTAAACCAGTTACACTTAACTATGTCCAGTCAACCAACACAGGTTTGATTCTATTTGGACAGAATGAGCAGTTCCTACTTAGCACCGAAGCTACCGACATCCTAAGTCCAAAGACTGCAAATATCAACACGCTTAGTAAATACGAAGCTGACGCTGATGTAGAAGCAGTTTCACTTGGTACTACGGTTGCATTTGTTTCAAAAACAAATTTGTATAGCCGAGTTTTTGAACTGGGAAGAATTCGTTCAGATTCTCCACCCGTGATGGCGAACATCACAACATCAGTATCTGAGCTTATTCCAAGCACTATTAACACTATGATTGCTTCTCCGGCCTTGTCAATGGTCTCCATTGGTCAGGTTGGTCAATCTACGTTATATCAATACAAGTTTTTTGATGACTCAGAGGAACGTGTTGCTAACACATGGTATAAGTGGACTTTAACTGGCACGTTACTTCATCAGTTCTTTGATATTAGTAGCTTTTATTCAGTCGTAGCTAATGGAGCAAAGGTACTTGTATCTTCTTTTGACCTAACTCAAGCAAGTGACCAAGGATATCTGACACTACCTACAGGGGAACGTACTGATGTTTGCCTTGACTTCTTTAATACGAATCCCTATCGGACCTACAACTCTGGTACTGATCAAACGACTATCTTCTTACCGTTTGACCATGTAACTGGTAAAACACTATCAGTCATTGTACTTGGTGGATTTATCGGTTCATCACCAGCTGTGTCAAGTCAATCAATCGGTGCAATTCTGTACCCAACAGTTGTCGGTACATCGGGTAACTTCTCTGTAGTTGTTGACGGAGATTATAGAGGTCGAGATCTTATTATCGGCTACTTGTACAACATGACGGTAGAGCTGCCTAAGTTGTACCCAGGGCAACAGCCATCTGACAAGAAATGGGTGGCTGACACTACTTCAGATCTTATTATTCATCGCATCAAGGTGCAGACAGGTCTTAGTGGCCCTGTAACCTATCAAGTAAATATTACTGGTTTAGATCAGTGGGATAACGTTGTAAACGTAACGCTTCCCTATGCATATGTTCTAAATAACGTGAACATGTCAGCAACAGCCACGCACAACGTACCTATTCATCAACGTAACCGAAACCTAAGGATTCGCATTGTTGGTGATACACCATTCCCCGTCACTCTACAAAGGATGGATTGGGAAGGAAAATATAACCCACGTCATTACACCCGCCGCTAAATATGACTAAAGAGTGTCACTCCACCTGTATTATCAGACCTGCAACTGTCCAAGATCTACCACTGATTATTAATGATCTAGTCTTACCAGGCAAAGATGACATGAAGAGGGGTGGTTATAACCCTGCAATATCAATGCTTCTTGACTTAAAAACATATGATACAAGTGTTGCATTAAGTCCTGATAATAAACCAATGGTACTCTTTGGTGTTAACAAAGACGGTAACGTCTGGATGCAAATGACAAATGAAGTATATAAGCATCCGCGCTTTTTAATGAAAGCAACAAAAGCTTGGTTAGCAGATCAGAAACATAAGTTGCTCTATAACTATATTGATATACAAAACACAACTCTGCTCAAGATGGTGAAGAAGCTTGGCTTCAAATTCCTAAGGGTTGTACCAATGACTTCTAACAACATTTACTACGTGGAGTTTGTACGATTATGGTCGTAATAAATCCAGCCACCATCGGCATAGCTATGGGATTATTCCAAGGAGGCATGTCCTTTCTTGGAGGTGGCAAGGATAATTCAGGCGAGGTCTTTCAAAACGAGCTATCGATTGCACAAACAAATATTGCCAATCGGCAAAAAGAACGTGCAGCTGGACGAGCAAAGGTAGCTACTGAGGAACAGATCTTAGAAAATAGGGATGCTGCTAATCGAGCCTTTACTCGTGAACAAGCACGTTTTAATGAACAGCTGTTTGGGTTTTCAATGGCTAGAAATAGCCTCATTAAAAATAGAATCCTTGCCGAGGCTCAATACAACGTTGCTGAGAGATACGGTAAAAGTGCTAAGCGATTACGGGACGTTGAAATCGTTGGTGCTTACGGTCGTCAGAATGCGTTGTTCTCAGAGAATGTAGCAAGTGCTGGGCGTCAATATCAACGTGACATGGATGACTTTGCACGAGCACGGTATGACGCTGACCGTACAGCGGTATCTGGTCTTGCAGCTCAATTAGAAGGTTTTACACCAACAATGGCTCAAACATCGTATATGCCTAAGGGCAACAATATGGGTCTACGGATTGGTCAAGCTGCCTTGAGCGGGTTGCAAGGTGGACTAAGTATGTATAGTTCCTTTGGTGGAGATTTTAACCCTAAAACATAGTAGAATAGATGGCTAAAATTAACCCCCTACAAGAACAAGTTACCTTCCAAGGTTCAGCCAAGGGAGGTGCCTTTGATCCTTATAACGTACCAAACCCTAACGCTGGATTAGATGGCAAGCTTGCCGCAATAAATCAATCCTTTGAAAACATCAAGGAAGGTCAACGCCTCAAAGATAATGAGAATACTCGTTACCTTGAGCAGCTTTCCAAATTCTCTGAGACACTGACTGAAACAGTTGCCCAGGGTGTCAAGTTCTACGCTGACTACGAAGAAGAGCAAGCAAACATGTTGTTTGCTGAAGATCAGCGAGCACAGGAGCTAGCCAAACTACAGCTAGAAAAGGATGAGCAAACAATTACTGATATTGACAGTGCTCATACTCAACAAGCAACTAATTTAATCAAACAAGGTGCTCCACCTGAGATTGTGGAGCGCATGAAAGATCTTGGTGGTCTACGTGGTTACTACTACAAGCGCAACGCAGCTGTAGCTGCTGGCAAGGGGTGGGAAGCGTACATTAC